ATCTCCACCTGTGATTAAGTATTGCGCTTTTAATGTGTTTGCTTTATCGTACACATCAATTATGCCAGCATCTTTAGCGTGGTTGTATATTTGTTCGTATGTTCTCATAATTATTCAATATATTTATCAACTGTTTCTTTTCCCCACCCACCTGCATATAACAAGCACTTTATCATATCTATCATCTCTTCTATGTGGATGTCTGATGTTTGTGATTGTATTGTTACCTTCTTGCCATGTGATTCAAGACTTAAAATTAATGGTTGTTCAGGTGTCATATCTTTTCAATTTCTTGTTTTACTTCTTGCCAATATTGATCGTATTTTCCCTCAACTGCTTTTAATATCTCATCAATTGCTATTAGTGCGCATTCTTTCTTCCAATGGTAGGTTAGTGGGTAGTCATCGTATTTATCGAATAACTCTTCTGCTTTTCCTTTTGGTGTCATATGTGTAGTAACTTTTTAAGCATGTACGCAGCGTAAGCCGTTGCAAATGGAACGAATAGGACCTCAACCAATGGCACACCCGAGTATATCTGATACGCAAGTGAAGACCAATAAGCTAAACATACTACGCAGTTAAATGGTTTACGGTCCAACCAATCGGGAATGTTAATAAATGAAGTGATGATTACAGCCATGCAGGCTATTGCTATGTTTATCATATTTTATTGTTTTTTTTTAAGTCATTATAAAACCCAAATGCAAACATAAAAACGCATACACTTGAAATTAAACATAATCCCCTTAATCCGTTTTCCCATACAAATGGATTTAATTGAGCATTAGCAAAAGCAAAACATAAATAAATACATATGTTTACTGCAAAAAAGAATAAAATTGGTTTTATCATATTGTTTTATAAAGTTCGTATCTTAGTTTAGAAATAATGTTAGCGTGGTAAGGTTGCACATCCTCAAATAGTTGTTGTGCTAAGTCATACCTCATGTTAGGATTTTTAATTATCTTAACCATTTGACGATACCAATCGTGCCTATTCTTTACTGTCAAGCAATTACGAGGTGACTTATTGATGACTGAGTAGTAAGGGTCAACTTCACTAACTATACACGCACGTTTCTTAAACCCTGCCTCAAGCATCTTTAAGTTTGACTTGTTGCTATTAAAGCGGTTAGGTCTTAACGGAATCAACATTACGTTAATGTGATTGTAAAAATTAGCATACTTGTTTGATGCCACAGGTAACGTATGAGCAAATTGGTCCGCATCTGCAATGCCTTTGCCTGTTAATATACCAGCTATGCCATAACTTATTTTATCTTTTGGGTCAAAGCCACCGTAAAATATTTGTATTTGTTTGCCAATGTCAGGATCGCGCAATAAAGGTACAATACTATCGTACATTTCAAGTACATCCTCAAAGTGGGTTAGCGAACCACTCCATCCGAATATCATTCGGTCATGGCTTATCTCAGGTGTTAACTCAAATTGTTCTTCAGTTGGTAGTATTGAATTTGGTACTATGGTAATAGGTTTATTCGTAACTTCACGAACTGCCTCTGCAAGTCGATGATGTGTGCAAGTTATATGGTCGGCTCTTTTTAACGTGTCGATTATTTCTTTTGTTTGGCCCGACTCACGATACACGCCATAAAGTATATGCCAACTCGGTAAGATGTAGTCATCATCCATGTCAACTATTAACTTAGCGTTCGACTTGTTAAGCATCTCCATCGACTTTGCGTGTGTGCCTGACTTACTTATCGAGCGGTTGCACACTACTATGCTAAACTCGTTTAACTCTTCTTGTGGTAATATAGTTAAGTCATTAGTCGTTACAAATTCAATGTCTTGCCACTGACCATACAATGCTTTATGTGGAATGTACAATCGGTGATAATCGATACCCGAGTAGTAACCACCTTTAGCCAAGTCATTACTACTTGGCATAATTAATAATACTTTCATCTTTGTTCCTTTAACTTGTTTTTAACTGCACGTAATGCTGAGTAACTTATGCCTGTGGCTTTCTCTACCTTACGCATGTTGCCGTATTGGTTATATAAATGCACTATCCTATTCTCAAACTCAGGTAGGTTTAACATAAACTCCTCGCCTTTATCTATTGCAGCCTCGTGTATTTCTTCTTGGATATAAACTAATTCTCGTGGGATGTTATCTTCGTCTTGGTTTACTTCGGCAAACATGTCTTCAAAGTAAACTACATCACCGCTAAACATCTTACCATAGTTACCACGTGATGAACTTAAATTAGCTGCCACTCTATAAAACCAAAAGTTAAAGTAACTTTCCTGCGGTAACTTAGCCTCATCAATTGTTAGTAACAACATCGCAACTTCTTGGAATAAATCCTCACCATGTTGTCGCGAAACCTTGTGGCACATGTTGATGTACTCTTTATTTTCGCTAATGTGTTTAATGAATTTTTCTCGCTGCAATGTGTTTTTCGTTTATCAAAAATAATGAAAAAACAAATAAATCAACATTTTTCTTAACTTTTTCTACTTTTAATTATAAACATTTAAATTATGACAAAAATAAATGACCTTGAATTTGACGATGAAGTGTATTTTGAAGAAGCCACAACACCTATTGAAGCTGTGAACATGGCTAACTATGCACTCTCTACATTGGACATGATAGACATGGATGATGAAAAGTTAACCGACACAGGCAAACGTACTTTGATGCGTGTTAAAAAGCAATGTATTAAGTTGTTGGCTTGGGGAGTTCAAGAAATGCACGACTCAATCTTTGATGCGGAGGTTGACAATGGGTAAACGTATAGTTTCAAAAATAGAAATAGCTAAAAGTTATATTCTAAAAAATCCGACATCAACACCAACAGCATTAGCCAAAATGTTGTTTAAAAATTACTCTTACGAATTTAAGGATATAGAAGATGCTCGTGGATGTGTAAGAAGATTAATGGGAAAATCGGGTGATTATCATAGGGGTAATACACATAAAGACTTTAGCCAACTAATTGCTGAAATGCGTAAGGAACTACCAAAAGGTGAAACAGAACACATACTACCTTACCACTTACCAAAGTCATGCACACGTATACTTGTGTTGTCTGATATACATTTACCTTACCAAGATGATGATGCATTGTTTGCATCGTTGCAATTTGGGTTGGAAAAGGATGTTAATTGTATTTACTTAAACGGTGATACAATGGATATGTACCAACTTAGTAGGCACGAAAAGAATCCAGCAAACCGATCGTTTAGTTACGAGTTAGATATTTGCCGTAGTTTCCTAAAAGGTATTCGCAATATGTTCCCAAATGCTCATATAGTTTATAAAATTGGCAATCATGATGAGCGTTATGAAAAGTTTATAAGGATGAATCCGCAGTTAATTGGTGTGCAGGAGTTTGAACTTGGCAACTTGTTAGGCTTCCCTGAGTTAAGGATACAAGAAGTTAAAAGCAAGCAATGGTCATACGCTGGTAAGATGCCTATACTTCACGGACATGAGTTACCTGCTAAGTCAGGAGGAGTAAATCCTGCAAGGATGGCTCAGTTAAAACTAAACAAACAAGTAATCATTGGTCACTTCCATCGTGAAACTAAAAGCACAGGCAAACAGTTTGATGACAAACCTTACGCTGCATACTCAAGCGGTTGTCTTTGCGACTTACAACCAAGCTATATGCCTATCAACGATTGGAATCATGGATTTACATATTTAGAAGTCGACCCTAAAACAGGTAACTATTACGTTCAGCAAAAGACTATCGTTGACGGGAAGATTTACTAACCTCAGGTTTAATTTTTACAAGTCGATTATTGATGAGTTGGTACTTAGATAGCACCAACTCTACCAATCGCTTTCGTTCTGCATTGTGTTGCTTAATTCCTTCAGCTTGCTCAGGTGTTAGCATAGTTGTTGTATAAGGTTGTAGCTGCACATAACCGTGTGCGTATATACTCGGTTTTATTTCCGTATATGTTTACCTCTGCCACGCTGTAATAGGTTGCATACTCTCGTAACTCAATACGCATTCCGTTAATTGTTTGGGTTGCTAATACTTTGTAGTTTATCATTGTTCTATTTTTTGGTTAAAGTCTACCTCATTAACTTTCTCAAGCACCTGCATGGCTATCTCTTCAAGTGCAAACTCTTCGCTATGTGGTACGAATTGCTCTATCCCACTGCAAAAATAGTTATTCTTAGCTGCTGCCTCTGACAACCTTTTGTTAAAATCTTTATTTAGGTAATCACGTAAGTACCTCATTTGATAATGTAAGGTCTTAGCCAGGTAGTAAGTTACACTTAATTCTTTTACTACATCTATCTTGTGGGTGTGTTCGTTGCTTATTTGTTCTATTTTCATAATGTGTTCTCGTAATCTATTATTGTTCTAAATATTTGTTCTGCTACTTGTGGTACTATTGCGTTACCATATGCTTTTATGGATTCACTTCTCCACTTTGGAAAGGTAATTCCGTCCAATTTGGTGGGAAGCCCATCATCTCCGCCACAAATCGGGGATTGAGTTGGGAACACTTGCCAGTTTGATTGGCTGCCATTTGCCGTAAAGTCAGTTGTAAATTTACACCATTTTTCGCATGTCTTTTTTTCCTCGCTTCGTATGTTTGTGGTTTTACTCCCGTATTCCAATCCATTGCATTGGGAGTTGGTAACATTTTTGAATCCAATAAACCAACACCTGTCTCGTCTATGCGGTGCGTTTTGGGCTGCAGCTGGAATAATAAACGATTGAACTTCGTACCCTTCAGCTTCCAAGTCAATGCACACCTGCTCGAATACCAATCCGCCATCAATATTTGTGATGCCAAATACATTTTCTGCAATGACATATTTGGGTTTAACTTCTTGAATTGCTCTAAGCATCTCTCCCCATAAATAGCGTTCATCATCTGTGCCTTTCCTTTTTCCTGCGGTGCTAAATGGTTGGCATGGAAAACCTCCTGTAATAATGTCAATTGTGTTTGCATATTTTTTAAAATTTGTTTTTGTAATATCTCCAAATCCTTCCGCTTCAGGGAAGTGATGTCTTAAAACCTTTTGCCCAAACTCATTCCACTCGCACCATGCTAATGTTTCCCAGCCTACATTGCGAGCAGCTAAACTAAACCCACCAATTCCTTCAAATAATCCTAAGTGTTTCATATTAAAATGGTGCGTTATAAGTTTCTAAATCGTGAAATAATGTGCGCCTTCCGTCAAATCCAACATCAATCGTACCTATTGAACCATTGCGATGTTTAGCTATTATCAGCTCGGCCCTTCCTGCTGTGCTTGTTCCATCCTCAAACGCTTCTATTCCGTATACCTCAGGTCGGTGTATAAACATAACCATGTCGGCATCCTGCTCAATACTTCCTGACTCGCGAAGGTCTGATAGAATAGGTATCTTATTGGCGCGCTGCTCATTGGCCCTGCTTAATTGTGCAAGTGCTATTACAGGTATATCCAACTCTTTAGCCAATGCTTTTAGCGATCTGCTAACTTCGCTTACTTCGCCTTCACGGTTTCCTCCTTTGCTTTTGTTTACCACTAACTGCAAGTAATCAATAATTAATACTTCAATATTCTTTTCGCGCTTAAGTTTACGTGCCTTGTTTTGCAATTCAAACAAACTAATTCCGCCTGTGTCGTCAAAAAATATCTTTGATGTACAAAACATATCAGCCTTACCCAATACTTCCTTTAATTGGTACTCATTCATTCCTGTGCGTAGGATGTTTTCAAGTGGCACATCAGTAAGTTGTGAAATCAAACGCGCATAAAGTTGTCGGTTGCTCATCTCAAGTGAAAATATAGCCGTTGCCTTGCCTTGTAACGCTGGCGAACTTAGTAACTTTAACGCTAAACTTGTTTTACCCATTGCAGGTCGGGCAGCTAATATGATTAAATCCGACTTTTGCCACCCATTAGTTATCGCATTTAGTTTCTTTAACCCTGTGTCAATACCTACTACCTTTCCAATGTTAGAAATTAACTTGTCATTATGGGTTAAAGCATCTTTAAATAACTCTGCACTACTTGTTATCTTAGAAGTCAACAACTTAGATGTAATAGCAGTTAACTCTTTTTCAACCATGCTAACTATGTCAGTAACTTCACTACCTGTTTTAAGCGCATTAGATGCAATGTTTTGCCCTAAGTCTATTAACTGCCTAAGTAATTGTTTTTCTTTGAGTATAACCGCTAATGAACTTGTATTTGATGTACTTCCAACTAAGTTAGTTAGCTTCACAAGCTCAAGTGTTGATCCGACTATCTTCATCTTACCGTTATCTTTTAGCGCAGATGCCACCGTGCCTAAGTCAATAGGTGTGTATTTTGCGTTTAGTTCGATAAAGGTTTCAAAGATTGCCTTAGTTTCGGGAAAGTAAAACGCCTCTGCTGTTATTACTTCTAATACATTAGATAGTCTGTGTGGCTCAATCAGTATAGAACCGATTAGCCTTTTTTCAATGTCGTGGTCTTTGGGTGTTTCCATTTTAAAATAATCTTTGTTGTTTTGTGTGATTAGTAATTCTTAATAAAGCTGCATTATAATACTCTAAATCCAATTCGCAAGCGGTTAATTCAAAATCGTAATCGTGGCAGGCTATTGCTATACTTCCTGAACCTAAATGAGTGTCAAGGATTTTATCGCCTTGTTTGGCATATTTATCTAATAACCACTTATAAAGTTCTCGTGGCTTTTGTGTAGGATGTATTTTATTTTCAGCTTTTGTATTGCCTTGTAATCCTCCGTAATATTGAAAATCAAAACAATTTGCAGGTTTATCGAATGAAGACCAAGCTAATTCACCCTTTGAAAAATTGTCTACTGGTTGATGTTTATACCAAAAAATAAAACCTTTACAACCATTACCCCATAATATAGGGAAATAATTGCCTCCCCATATAATTTGATTTTTAGATACTCTTTGCAATTCTATAAAATAATCATCATTAGGAATTGCATCATCCCAATTATCTTGTTTATATTTATTTGCTTTTATTCTTGTTCCATTACTTGTTTTATTAGTTCGATTAAACTCTCCAAATTTAATTCCATAAGGAGGGTCAACTATTGCTAAATCGAAATAATTATCAGGATACCGAGCCATTAACTCCATGTTGTCCTCGTTTGTTATGTTTATTTTATCTGTTACTTGCATTATAGTCTTTTGTTTTGTGGTAAGTTTAAACTTGATTGTGTTTGTGTGTTTTGTTTTATCGAATTATTATACCATTCAGATTTAAATGTTTGCCAACTTCTTTCTACTGCAATACTAATAGCTTCATTTGGTTTTATACCTGATTTTTTTATTTGATTTTCAAGCATTACAAATGCAGTTTTAGTATTTGCAGCTCCTTTTGTTTTACGAACTAACAAAAAATCATTGACAATACCATCATCTACTCCTAAAGAAATTAAAGAAGATTTAAAATTAAATACCTTTTCTTTAACATTATCTTTAACTGTATCTGTTACTATTACTGTATCTGTTACGGCATCATTCGCATCTGTTTTTATGCGGTCGCATGCGGTCGCATTATTTTTATTCCATCGTATAAGTGCGTTATCCTTATTTTTCTGTGCAGTATCTTCCCACTTTTTTAAATCCCTTTTAAGATTTTGCTTAATGGGTTCGAATATTAATCCTGTTAACCTATCAATAGGCTCTGGGTTTAAATCGTTAATGTACGCCAAGTAATGCTTAAATAACCTACCTGCCTCCTCATCGGTTAATGGGTTTACTGTATGTATTAAATCACAATACAGTAATACTGATTTTTTGTCTTTTGCCATAAAAAAAAGAACCCCGCACAAGTAAGGAGTTGCACGGGGTTGGAAAGTGTTTAAACTTTCGAAAAACTGTATCGCTGCTCCTTACTTCAACAATACAATCAACACTGCAAATATAATTGCATTTATTAAATATGCAAATTTATTTTTAAAATATCAACAAAGTAACGATATATACATGATCAGTTATACATTTGTATCGGTTAGTAATGGAGTGTGTTCCATTCATATATTTGTTTTGGAGGGTCTATCAGCAATGGTAGACCTTTTTTATTAAATTTTTCCTCCTCATTTACAGCAAGTTACAAAGTATTTTAAAATATTTTTAACAAAATACTTGCATTGTATTGGTAAAATACTGCATCTTTGCTTTATCAAAACGAAACAAATGACATCAACTAAGTATCAATTCAAAGCAGCGCGAGTGTTAGCAGGGTTAACACAGCGAGAATTATCCGAAAAGTCGGGAGTAAGTTTAACCACTATTGTTAAAATTGACAATGGGGTGTATAACGACCTTACACCACTCAAAAAAATAGCTAAAGTATTAAACAAAAAAGTAAACGTAATTTTAAACTAATGACAAGAGCAGGGAAAAACAGGCTAATATTAGCCGCAATAATCTTTGGCGGTATGCTATATGATTTTATTATCAGAGTATTAATCAACTAAAACAAATATTATGAGATTATTCACTCCAAAACAAAACCACACCGGATTAGATGGTAAACAAGAATTTACACATGGATTAGTTTACCAATTATTACCTACTGAATTTTCAGATTATGCCGGTAAAATTATTTGCGATACAGAACTACCTGTACACTTTAAAGAACACGATCTTGCTGAAATGTTTAATGAGTTTACCGACTCAGTAGCCAATGAAGTTACTGATGAGTTTGCAAACAAATTGATAAAATTGAGATTTGAAGCAAAAGTAAGTTATAGTAACATTCTTAAAAGTATTTCTAAAATTAATTATTTTGTTAATTTTGATTACTTCACACTTCATCAATTATGCACATTTAAAATAGTTGACAAAGACATAAATAAATTTCCTTTTAATTTTAAATAAAACAAAACATGACACACACTCCAATCGAAGACAAGACTTTAGCCTACTTAATTGAAAGCACTAAAGCACACATCAACTCACAGCTTACCTACGTGCATAGCAATGTGATTGACCCTATTGTATTACTTGACAAATTACTGCAAATTAGCCGTGATGTAATGCACCTAAACGATTTAGACAGCACATTTGTGCATGAGGTATTAACCCAGGTTGAATTACTAAGACCTATTAACACATTTGAACTATGACACCAAAAGAAAAAGCAGAAGAGTTAATTAATAACTTGTACGAAATCCATTGTAAAGTTTTTAAAGCTGATACATCAGAAGAGAGAGCAACTCGGTATAGGTTATTACATCCCATTTGTAAAGAAATAGCTATACTTTCAGTAGATGAAATTATTAGATATTGCCACGCGGAACATATTAAATATTGGATAGAAGTAAAAACCGAAATTGAAGAAAACAAAAATTAACCAAAACAACAAAATGAACACACGCTCATTAACACACGGAGGCACTATGGTAGTGCTTACTTGTACAGAAACAGGAATGGTGCATCGTACTAACAATGCACAATTAATGAAAGTATTAGAGGCTAAGAAACACCGCACAGATGTGCAGGATACTGCCTCGATTAACAAACAACTTCGTAATCACTCAGCAACATGCAACTAACCGCCACATATAGTGTTGAACGCAACACTCACAAGTTAAGCAAACGACCTAATGTATTATTGGATGAGGAAAAAGTTGAGATAATTCTTAACACAATAGCATCTTATAGTAACGTGCCACGCTATTTAATTATCAGTCCTACACGTAAAAGGGAAATATGCGAGTTAAGATTTATCGCAATGGAGATAATCAAAAAGAACACGAGTATGATGCTTATGCCTATCGGTAATGTGTTTAATGGTCGCGACCATTCATCTGTAATACATGCTATCAATAAGGTAAACGACCTATTTGAGATGGATAAAAAGTTTAAAGAGAAATACCTTAGCATCCAACACGAACTATCAAGTAAATTTATTTTACATAAAGCAAGATATTAGTTGCAATTGTCAAAACAGAATTGTAACGTTGCATAGCAAAACAAAACAAAATGACAACACTACCAACACTCGCAGACCTTACGCAGGACCTGCAATTAGCTTGGAAAAATGACCAGCTAAACTTATTACTAAACCAAGCCCCACCAAAAGAGTGGGTTAAGAAACACCCATTTATTAAGGACTACAACTACCTGCCAATTGATAAGGTAGAACATTTGCTCAGGAAGATATTTAAAGAGTACAAAATTGAAATAACAGGACAAGGCACAGCATTTAATGGCGTGTGGGTAACTGTAAGGGTACACTTTAAATCACCTACCACAGGCGAGTGGTTGTTTTACGATGGAATTGGAGCAGCACAATTGCAAACAAAGCAAGGATCAAGTCCTGCCGACTTAGCAAACATTAATAATGGTGCTTTGTCGATGGCTTTCCCAATTGCCAAGACCGTAGCTGTGAAGGATGCAGCCGACCATTTTGGTTCTTTATTTGGTGCTAACCTCAATCGTAAGGACATTGTACCTTTTAAACCTGATAGCAACTTAAACGAAACATTTATTAAGTCAAACGCTGATAAGATGGGAGGTAAAAATGTCTAAGTATAACGTATTCGAAACCAAAGAAGATTGGGCAAATTTCCGCAAGGGATTGTTTACCGCAAGCGAGGTTCACAGGTTATTAGCTGAACCAAAGTTAAAGGCGGATAAAGAAGCAGGTAACCTTAGCGAAGGCGCAAAGACATATGTGCGTGAGCGTGTTGCAATCCTATTAGCACCTGAAGAACCACAATACTACAATTCCAATATGGAGCGTGGAAACGAGGCAGAACCACAGGCAGTAATGGCTTACGCTAATAGTATAGGCAAATCGGTTAATGATGATGACTTTGTTTACACTTCGGTGGGTGGGTTTGTATTCTTTACTGATGAGGAATATAACGCTGGTGGTACGCCTGACATCATAATAGGTAAATCAATATACGAAATCAAATGCCCACTTAGTAAAACGCACTTGGAATACATGATGATTAGCAATGTTGAAGAGTTAAAGTCAGCCGTGCCTAACTATTACGCTCAAATGCAAATGAACATGTGGCTATGCGATGCTGAAGATGGGGTGTTTATTTCTTATGACGATAGATTTTACGATTTAAAACATCATTTGCAAACAATTCGCATTCCTCGAGATGACGAATACATCGAACAAATTAAACGCAAGCTATTAAAAGCAAAGGAATACAAACAATTATTAATGGATAAAGTGAATGGAAAATAAACAAGAAACACTTGAAGAAGCTGCTGGAAGATACACCGAAAGTACTGCTGATAATGACCCTGTAAGAATCTTAGCATTTATAGAAGGTGCTAAATGGCAACAAGAGAGGATGTATAGTGAGGAAGAAGTTATACATATAGTACAAAGATTAATGTACGATGTACATTGCGGAGATATATGTGAAGGAGATAAGATAATAGATTTTAAGATTAGTCCAATAAAATGGGTTGAACAATTTAAAAAGAAAGTGAATGGCAAGAATTAACGGAGTAGAAACCTGTGTACGCAAACGCCCGGTGTTCAGAGAAGCAGGAGGATTTGACAACCTAAGTAGGTGGAATTACATAATGGATGATTTCACGGACAAAGATTGGTTTTACCATTGGCCTATGGTCGACACGGTAAAGGAAGTATTGAAAGACTTTGAGAAAATAGTTACTAAACCAAGATTAAAAATTAAAGAACCAAAACAAAATGGCACAACTAACACAAAAAGCCGCGTTACTAAAGTTACTAAGTAAAGGCAAACCTGTCGATGATGACAAGGCACGATTATTAACAGGATGCACAACCATCCGCAGTAGGGTATCTGAGTTTATTGCAATGGGATTTAAGATTAATAAGGAGCGAGTAAACCACACAACCAGGTACAAAACTAAAGGACATCATGTAGCTTACACGATGGATGTACAACACGCAAAGAAAAAAGGTTTAATCTAATGAAGCCTAAGACCTGCAAGATATGCAAAACCGTATTCACTCCTATTCGTTCGCTACAATCCGTGTGTGGCTCACGATGTGCGATTGAGTACGGCATTAGGCAAACAGCAAAACGCTTAGACAAAAAGGTTGCAGAATACAAGGCAGAATTACGCACAGAAAAGCGTGAGGCTAAAGAGAAACTTAAGACCTACTCGCAGCGTGTTAATGAAGTTAAAGTAATCTTCCAACGCTACATCAGGATGCGAGATGCTAAGCTACCATGTATTAGCTGCGGTGCTACCACATCGAGTGTGTGGGATGCTGGACATTACAAGAAAGCTGAGTTGTATAGTGGAATCATCTTTCACGAACTTAACGTAAATAAGCAGTGTGGCAAATGCAACCGCTACCTTGGAGGCAATGAATTAAAATACCGCGAAGGATTGATTGCAAAAATAGGACTTGCAAAAGTCTTAGAATTAGATTTACTTGCGGAAGAAACGAGGGTTAAAAAGTACAGCGAGTTAGAGTTGTTAGAAATCAAAATGAGGTATAAGAATAAACTTAAAGGATTATAACGTATCGGGGCTTTGCGTAGTAGCCCTTAGTAGAAACTTAAAATTAACCACGACACTTGACAGGGCTATTACGCAAAACCCTTGTTATGTGCCGTTTTTATTCGGATTATGAAAGAAAAAAAAGTATTAGATGTTTGTTGCGGACCAAAAGGAATGTGGTTTGATAAACAAGATAAAAGAGCATTGTTTTTAGATAGGAGGTCTGAAACTCATATTGATACCTACCCTTGCGGAACAAAAACAAACATTATTGCACCTGATATTATTGGGGATTTTACAGATATTAAACAGCCTGATAATTCATTTTGGCACGTTGTGTTTGACCCACCACATATTGAGCAAATGAACGACAGCCAAATAACAAAGAAATACGGAGCATTACAAGGTGATTGGCGTGAAATGATACGAAAAGGTTTTGAGGAATGTTTTAGGGTTTTAAAACCAAATGGAACACTAATATTCAAATGGAATGAGGTTAAATTTCCAGTAAAAGAAATTTTAAAACTTACTGATAAAAAGCCTTTATACGGTCATAAAAGCGGTATTAAAATGCAAACACATTGGATATGTTTTATCAAGGAGTAGTGTCGCTCTTTAAAATGGCACATAACTCCTTAATTTGTGAACTTTAGGCTACAACCTGTCAACCATGAGGTATGTATCAATAACTACTTACGCTAAGATGTGCAGCATAAGCCGAGAAAGTGTTTACAAGCGCATTAAAAAAGGCACAGCTATATTACTACATGATAGCGAAGTGTCTGTAATAGATACCTTTAAAAGTAAGGGTAAAATGGAACGTAATAATTTTATGGAAATAGTTGAGCCTGATGGGACTCCTGATTGGCTATATGACTAAACCAATAATCACCCCTACCAACCCACTCCATAAAACCGCTTTGATTGCATTAATCTTGGCGGTTTTTTTGTACGCCTTCATACTCTTTTGTTGCGAGGCAATGATTACACTATCCGCTTGAATAACGTTGCTTAAATGAGTTATAATCGTGTCCTTTATTTCAGATTGAGTTACGCATGATTGGTAAGACATTGCAAGCACATTAATGCTATCCACACCATACAGCGAAAGTATAGCACCTGTATCGGTTGGAATGGCTAATGTATCAATTTTAGTAATTAATTTGATGCGTTGTTTAGCTGGCAACTTTGAGTAGCCGCTTATTCGATTAGTCAAAGCCATACGTTCCGCTTCAAGTGTGGCGTTTAATACATCCACGCTGTCAAGTATCAATAGCCTGTCAACTTCTAAGGTAGCCACTTGATTATCTAAGGTAGTTGTTTCTATGTAATGTGCCTTATCATGATTACACCTATCTATTACGAGCAATGCAATGCAAATAAAAAGTAGTAATACTACCAAGTCTTTATAGCGTGATGTTGTCATTGTATTGTAATATAAATTTTTTCTTTTTTCTCAACCTTACGTAGCACTTTCATTAACTCATTAAATGCGCTTCGACTATTACCTAAAAATCCGTCATTACCATCTTCAAATCCCACTAAAATACAACCTTCTGTGTGTTCTTTTGTGTTTCCTGCATGTATTCTTATACCGCTAAAGTTAGGCACATTTAATAATAATGGCATGTACTTTTTAAATCGGTTACTCATGTTTAAAATAACCTCGTAACGCCCTGATGGTATTGCTGTTTCATCTTGCACTTTCACTTTAAAGATATCTCCATCACGCACTTTATCCTCTAAAGTAAAGCACTTAAAGCTATTCCCTTCAATCGTTAATACCCCATGGGTATACTTGTCTTTCTTAAAACGTTGTACTTTAATTTCCATTTTTACTATTAATCGTTGTCATGTAACCACCTAATGCCACAAGACCACTCATTACAAGTGGTGCTATATGCTCAAAATCAAATGCAAATGTTTCCCAATCAACTGTTACCCATGCAGTTGCTATTGCTACAAGTCCACCAAAAATAGTGCTTAGTATGTTGCGATATTTTCTACTTAATCGCATTCCCTTTTTTGATGTAATACCAAAATGCTGCACCTCCTGATAGGATTGCAATAATACCTGCAAGTGCTGAGATAATAGGTTGGTAAGTTGTAGCCATGTGTGCCAATGCACTTATGCTACTAATAGCAGTTAATGTATCTGCTGTGCTGTCGTTTAATGTTTTCATTATTTAATTAGGGCAAATCTTTAATTTCAATTTCAATTGGTTCACCAAGTGGTGTAGTCCATTCTGAGTCATAACCTATGTAGTAAAATCCATCAGCATGCTGTAAGTAACTGTTTTCGTTAAATATTGTAACACCTTTATTAACAGGTAAACCATGATGTGTATTTAAGTAACTCATGGCTTGGTTAGCCATGAATTTAGTATCAAATTTATATCCGCTAATAAATGCCATAGAAAGAATTTATACTTGTATTAATTAAACTTAAATTACTGTTTGATGGGTAAGTTATCCATTCTGCCATTGGTCCTGCAATCCCACCTGTGTTTCCTGCACCATTACTACCAATGTACATTATTGTACCTACGTTGCCTGATACGGCATTGCTTGCTCTTAATCCATTATTAAGATAAGCGTATCCTGTTGTTGAATCAGATGCTAATGTTATTATTTTAGTATTTGTATCAAATTCTATACCTGATGCCGTAGTTACTATTGAGGTTCTTACTCTATATGTATCAGTTCGTGGCACGTTAAATGCAATAACTCCTGTTGAATTTAGAGCACCATTATCTCTATAAAATGATTGGACAGCAGGAGCATTTGAATTTATTTTCCCAATTGTATAAGTTGCAAATAAATTAGTCCAATTTACTGTTGCTTGGAATGATGTTGTACCGCTAAATTGTAATGCTGCTTTGCCTAAGTTTGTTTGCAATACACCACTCACTACGATAGATGGTTGATTAGCTGGACTTGTTTGTGTTGCATTATTGTTGTTACCACTTTGGTCATACCAAGTTGTAACAAATGCACTATTTGAACCTGCCCATGTTCCTAATGTTGTCCCACTTGTTCTGCTTGTAATATTTGAACTTAAACTTAGTTGGAAATTAGTATCTACAAACACATCTACTTCAGCATTATCACTTGAACGCCTAACACGAAGGAGTGCATTGTTATATCTTGCTGCCCTTAAAAGTCTTATGCTATACGCTGATGATGCACTTGGATATACATCAAGTAAAGTATTGTATATAGTTAATGCGTTACTTGTTGCATTAGCCGAACCACCTGCATTTGTTGCCGTTACTACGCACGTAATACTTTGCCCTGTATCTGCTGCAACCAAAGTATATGTAGTAGCGTTTGTGCCTATGTTAGTAGCACCACGTTTCCATTGATAGCTATATGTTGGAGTAGGTATTCCGCTCCAAGTTCCTGTTGTTGTTGTTAATGTTTCTCCTACTAAAGTTGTTCCACTTATAACAGGTGCTACACTATTTGTCGGTGCTACTGTATTAACTGCACTTACACTATTGCTTGATGCCACAAATGCACTTGTTCCGTAAGCGTTAGTTCCTTTAACTTCAACACGAATAGTTGTTCCATCATCTGCAACTTGGATAGTATAAGTTGATGCAGTTGCTCCATTTATCTCAACACCGTTGCGAGTCCATTTGTATTCGTATGTTATCGGTGCAACACCTGACCATGTGCCTACATTAGCAGTAATTAAAGTGCCTGTTGCTTGCGTTCCACTCGGACTTACTGTTGGTGCTACCGTATTGACAGGTGCAAAGTTTGCAACCGTTATAGTGTTTGAAACTTTCGAATCAGAGCCATAAGAATTAGTAGCAGTAACCTCGCAAGTAATAGCTGCTAAACTATCACTTGAACCGATTACATAAGTAGATGCTGTTTGTCCTGCTATTGGCAAGCCACCTCTTCTCCATTGGTATGTGTAAGTTATAGGAGCAGTACCTGTGAATGTTCCGTTAGTTGTACTTAATGTGCTACCAAAAGTATTTGTTCCACTAATTACAGGAGCAACCGTATTAACAGGAGTGCGACCTATCACAAGCGAATTACTTGTTCCCTCACTTGCACTTCCTTCTGTATTGGTAGCAGTTACTAAACAAGTCAAAGTCTTTGTATCATCACCTATTAAAGGCGTGTATGTATTACTCGCACCGCTTTGTACGCTAATCCCATTAACCCTAAAATCATAACTAAAAGTTGGAGATGGTGACCCACTCCAAGCGCCAGGGTTACAAGTTACAACTGAACCCACAGCACCATTGCCAACCAATGAAGGTTGAACAATATTTGCAGGAGCAGCAGGCACACTCGCACCTGCTTTTATTTTTGGTAAAAAATTACCGTAGCCGTACATACTAAATAGGGAAATTTACTTCATCAAATACAAATGCTGAACCGCTTGTTAAGGTCAACGCCTTAATACCTGCACCATTTTGTGCAAATAAAACCACACCTGCTTTAATGGTCTTGCCACTAATGCCCCATGCAGTTACTTGGTTTGTATCATCTGTACCTGTGAACACGCTTACAACGCTGTCCTCTTGGAAATAAACGAACTTATATTTACTTGCTGTTACTGCTGCGGTTGAATCGACAAATTTGCCTTTCATGAAACCACCTAAAAGTAATTCTTGTATTGTTGCCATATTATTAAATAGTATTTTTTTGTGTTATTGTTTAGTAGGGATTTGACATCTGTTTGACTCGTAGGCTAATTCAACGTTTACGGTCATTAACCAACCGTTCACCTTATCAGGGAAACCTTCAAAGATTGGATCTAATGTTACGCTTTCAGATGCTAAAAAATTATCTTCATTCGCTGGGTCTGCAAGCATAGCATACACATCTTGGCTTATACTTAGCGTGTCGCTTAACGTGTCCTTTTCATTTCTGTTATCATCACTTACAATGTCAAGAATCAATACTCCTAATGCAAGAGATAATGTCTTCCCATTTATACTTGAGGTCAAGATGTTGGCCCACATTAATGGATAGTTCTCTTGAACTGTGCTTATCTCAAACGTTTCCCCAAAACCAAAACCATTAAGCTGTGCGTGGCTTTGCTGTATTGCTTCTAACTTGTTGATTATTTGGTTTAACGTTGTGAATCTCATTTTGATTTTTGATTATAAACTGTTGAAGTTTAACTAAATTTTTCTTGCTTACTCCTTGATTCATAAAATATTATGTTTAGCAGTTATTACAGCCTTCGTTACGATTGTACTCACTTGGGGCATTAGGTATACCTGTAAAGTTTGAATCACCTTTACAGCATGTTAATCCACCTAAGTACATACCACTTGTGTAATTGGTCCTCTTAGCGTAGATTGTGTCTATGTTCGCACCCTCTTGGTTTAAGTATTTAGGAAACACAGTTGGATTGCTCATCAGATACTTTGTTAAACGCTCAGCATACCACTCGGCTTTGTTCTTAGCGTTGTTCATTAAGAATCCAATTTCTTCTAAAGAAGCTGGATTCATGTTATCAGCGTTCTGTACTCCGACTGCCTTATTGAAATACTTATAGTTCATTACTAAAGGTAACTCATGTCTGCAATACCACACCATAGTTGGTGTTATGTACGCATCCATCAATCCCTTTTCCACAGTTGTTAAACTATTCGTGCGAACTTTCTCGATTAAATCATTGTATAAAGTCGTTCCAAGTATCGGTAGTATGTAAAAGTTCTGCACATCCCAAATGGTCGGTGCGATTACTTTCATGTCTACGTTGTCCTGCAAAATGCTTTCTTGCTTTAAAGTCGACTCGCTTAAAAAATATACCTTTGCCATTATTTCTTTTTAACTAAAGTTTGTAACCAAATGTGCCTGCATGATGGTGAATGAATGTTTGTTTTAGGTATAGTATACCAACCACCTCTACGAGTGAACGCATCGTAGTTTGGTATGCCATAAATACGCCCTAATTCAACTCCTATCTTATCAATTTCCTCACGGGTATACAATCTATTAGCATCAATCATTCCCTTGCAAAATGGGCGTGTTCTGCCATTA